ACAAATAAGGATACTTGTGCTATTGCCTCGGCTCTGGTCATCATGGTTTCAGTATCCCACACAAAGGAAAAGCCCCCGGCACGTCTGCCGAGGGCTTGAGATAAGAACCGCTCGCTTTATGTAGCTGCGGATGCTCCGACGATAAGGCTTCCCGGTACACGGTTGGCTGCTGTTGCATCAACGTTGCCGATGTCAAACGCCTTGAACGCGAAACGCTCAGTTGCCTTGAATGCAAGCGCATCTTCAACAAAGTAGCGCTGATCCGATACCTCAATGGTAACGGTTCGGCGGTCACCGAATGCTGTACCTACGCTGAGGTCACCAAGCAGGATGTAGGCAGTGGTAGCCGCAAGCGTCTTAGGCATATTCTGAACAAACACCACAGGGTATCCATAGAGCATAGGCGTAGGGCCGTAGGCATTTGCGATGTCGCTGATAGCGTTTCCACCAAGTGCATCAAGCAGAGGAGCGATGGCGTTGTACCAAATCTCCTTATGCATGAACCATTTCGCGTTAGGTGCATACGTTGGCAGCTTGGCAACCATACCCTTCAAGTTAGCAAGTGTCGGGCTATAGGTGATGGTCTGGCCGGTCGTGAAGACCTGCAAGGACGCGATGTTAGCCTTGGTGGCGTTGCTGCTGTAGATGGCATAAAGGATGCCATCGAGGCCGCTCGTGGAATCTACTGCATTGTTGAAAACAACGCGGTCTTCTTCCTTCGCAAGGACATAAGCCATATCACGGGCAAGCGTTGCACCAAAGTCGATAATCGAATCTTCAGCCAACTCTTTAGAAACCTGAGTAAGAACCGATGGCTTCTTGGCAACCAAGTTGACCTGTGCAAAGGTCATATCGGAAGCGGTGATAGCGGTATTCTCACCCGGATAGTAAACCGTGGTGGATGCGGTTGCGTTAGGAACGTTGAGAACGTCAGAACTCATCGGGTAGATGCGGCAGTTTTGACGCGCAATACCGAACTGCTCACGGAGGTAGATAAGCTCAGAAGACAACGGATCCGGTACGGTAAAACCACCAGCGGTTGTCGTACCTTCGGACTGTGCCTTCAAGTTGTTCTTGACCCACTCAGCGGCCTTGCGGTTGCCCATGATAGAGCGTCCCCACTGACCCCAAGCGTAAGCCTTCCAGTTTGCCTCGTCACGAGTACCGGAGAATGGGTTCTTGCCAACGCCGCCGGACTTCCATGGCTGCTCAGCTGCAACTTCCGTTGCTACTGGATGACCTTGTCCGAGTGCCTTGATTGTCTCAATGCGCTCTTCGATGCCCTTGGCTTCAGCCATAAGGCTCTTGACCTGTGCAAGGTCACCGTTACCGGAAGCAAGCTCCCGCGCGGTAGCAAGCACAGAATCTTTCTGATTCTGCAATTGTGTTAGATTCATAGTTGTGTTAGCAACTCCAGACGTGCCAGCAGTTCCTGGCGTTCGTCATTGTCATGGGCTTTCGCCTCTACTACGATGACCGGTTGCGTCTCTGGCTGGTCTGCGTCCCGCAGTGAATCCCAGACTACAGGGGCAAGGCGCTTTGCGCTTGTCCGGCTAAGACCGACTGCATCCCGCAGTCGACGTTCAACACCCCGCAGGGATGCGGGTTGTACACTCTTCATGCCGTGCATGGCATACAAGCCCTTTGCACGTCTAGCAAACTCATCAATGATGGCATCAGCCATGGCTTGATCGGATACCGCTTCGATAGCCCCGCAGAGCGCATCGTAGTAGGCTTCAAGCCCTTCATGGATAAGGTCACCTTCGGCATCATCGTATACCGACATAGCATACTCTTCCGGGGACTGTTCCGGCATTGGAGCCATTACCATCTCTTCTTCCATATCCATCATAGGCTCCATGCCGTAGTACTCCTTAAGGGTTTTGACGCTGTTACGATACTCGGCAGGTGTAGGCGTTATGCTTGCTTCGGCGATAGGCCATCGTGTGATTTCAGCGGCACCACCCATACTCTTACGCTCTACCAGATGACCAGCGGCACCGGAGGAAAAGCCCATCTTGCCTTGCTTACAGAGCTTCGCAATCATGTTGCCGTATTCATCTGCCATGTCTAGCTGCGCCTCGTACCAAAGCCCGGTATCGTCCATCTTGATGTAGCCTGTACCGATAGACTTCTTACCTACTTGAGAATCCATGCCGTGGTGGTAGTAGACGTTGAGCGGTACCCGCTGACCCTTCGATACCGGAAAGCCGTAGTCGGTTGACTTCGTGAAATAGTCACCTTCAAGGTCGGCGGTCTTGGTATCGCCAAAGCGAACCAGGTAGCCCTTGACGTAGCCCAGCCTGTCGCTCTTGATACCGTCTACGGTAGATGTCAGCAAGTCCATACACCCACTATCCCACATACCTACACAAGGCTCCGTAAGGGCAGTACGCGGGTTGTAGGCCCCCAGTCTTGGTTATCCTGCACGGCTACGAAATCGGCAAGCGGTTTGCCATCTAGATACATTTGATATCTTGCAGGCCCCATGATGGCTAACTTTTCAGACTCTGACAAACCAGCAAGAATCCGATCAGGCGTGGCAACCTCTGGCCGGGTATCAGGAATGCTACTATCGCCGGTTATCTCTGCCCAGCTCAGCGTCTCCGGTATCATCACGCACCGGCAGTTCGGGTGGCTTGGCATGATCGTATCGGTGGCTTGCAGGGTACCGCTAAGGGCCAAGCAAGCAAGGCATACCCGCGCATCCTGCGTAGCCTGTCGCCGGTATCCGGTCACTGCGCCATTCTCGGTATAGAGTTGCCGCTGTGCTTCCCGACTTGCGCGTATCATCTCGGTACGTGCTATCGTCTCTGCTCGTTGCCTACCGATATCAGCCGCCTTGCGTACCCGCCGCGCTACCGTGCGTGGGCCTTCACCGAGGCTGATGCCTTGTACCAAAGCCATCTGCATCGCGTCTGTGGTTACTTGTGGGATGGCATCGAATAGGACAGCCAAAGGTGAACCATCGCCTGCGAACCCGACAAAGGCCTGCAAGGCTTCGTCAGGAAGACTTGTCCATGAAGTACCAAGGGTAATATCTGCGGGCTTTTTACCCGCTGCCGCTTCCACAAGGCTTTGCGTTGCATCATTAGCAAGGATAGCGGCTTCAAGTTGCCCATCTGCTGTAATCACTGCCCCTTCTACACTAAACTTCTTCAGGTTCTTTCCGAGCTGCTCAATGTTATCTATGATCCGCTGACGCATGAAAAGGATTGTTTCGGATGGCGGTTCGCCGTTGGCTTCACGCTCGGCTATCCGTCCCTCCAGCGCTTCAAGCTCATCGATGCTGGCCTTGGTTGCCGCTTTGTATGCGCGTTGCATCCGGCTGATGGCTACGCCTTCACGCTCTAGCAGGTCATTCCGGTACTTCTGGGATGCGGCATATATCCGTGCTGTCCCGCTGTCTACTCGCTTGAGCTGGTCTCCAGCTCGTACCCGTAAAAAGGGTGGCTCTTATACACTACCCCCGGAGTGCATACGTGGTCGGTGTCAAGGCTCTTGCCGTCAGGCTGCATAGCGTCCCGCTTAGCGGTAGCCCAGCGGAATCCGGCATCACCGCCCCACAAGTCCCAGGCTACACGCCCCGGTGAAGGGAAGCCATCTTCACCAGCGTTGAAGCCTTCAGCCTGTTTGTCTACTTCATGCCGACTGAAAAACGAATACATCCGGAGTATCGTGTCTTCGGAAAGTTTCTCACCATTGACGATTTGGTTAGCCCTTGCAAGGCCTACGCGCGTCCCGCCATCGAATCCTTCCGCTTTCCAATCAAGCGCCCGTTGCGCGGCTTCGACCATGCCAGCGTTCGGTACAAACTTCATCTCGTACGCTTTGGCTTCATCCCGCAGGGTAACCGGTGCGGCTCCTGTGTGCTGTACTGGCAGGTTGAGGAAGCTCGTAACACTACCCGGATCGTAACCAGAACGAATCAAGATACCTGCCGCGTTGGTTGTCTCTGCTAGGGATGCACTAGTGCCAGCCTGTACGCTGATGGCGGATGGATGCAGCACGCCGGTATCTTCCGGCACGGCTTCAAGCCCTGCTATACGCTTGGCTTCAGCCCGATCAATGATGCCGGCCTTGTAGAGTTTCTCGGCTCTTACCGCTTCTGCTTGCATATCGTCGGCAAGCGCCCTGACGGTTTCAAGGTCATACATTACGTAATCACCTTGCTGTGTCTCAGGGTATTCCGGCAACAAGTCAGCGGTGATCGCATCCGCAAGGGTACGCAAGAGCGGCACCATGCCATCTTCCCATGCGGCCTGTTGCGCTCTCTCGTAATTGCTGTAGGTAGAACGCTCTAAGCCGCTTCCAAGCCCTAAGACCATCGGGTTGATACCAAGGGCTGAACAGATACGCTCTTCTGGTACACGCCTAACGGAATCCAAAGCAAGCTCGGAAGGCGTAAGGGATACACGATCCATCTTGTAGGCACCGGTCATAACCACGATGCCGCCGGACCCGTCCCCGGTTAGGTCTTCGTGCAGTTGCCGCTTGACCTGCCGAGCATCATCCATAGACATGTCTACCGATGTCTCTTTGGCATCAGGGCCGACAATGAGGCTAGGCATAGCGCCGTTAGCCAAGAGTCCGTATGCGGTAGTGGATGCTGTGTTATCGGTTGCAATCTCCCGCAAGACAGCGGTTAGCGGCGCACGGCCTATCCTGATATCGCTAGGGTCACGCCCGTACCGGATGTGGATGATGTCACTTACTGGGATGTCAAAAGAACGGCCATCCGTGGTGTAGATGTAGTGGGTTAGCGGGTTGATGCCATTACCTACCGGTCTGACCATGTCCTGCGGTAGAAACTGTAAGGCGGTCACGGTGCCACGGGTGGAAGAGCGAATCTTTCGCAGGTAGGTATTACCAAACAACTTGTAGTCTTGGATGCACCAGCCCCAGAATAAAGACCCCATTATCATCGGATCAGGTTGAGCCATAAGCTGTAGCACCGGGTGGTCTTCTACCGGCTCTGCCTGTTGGCTGTCTACCGGGCGGTAGTAGCGTGGCGTGGCTTGTGGGTAGTTCCTAACGTACCAATCAATGGCACTAGCGACGACACCATTCAGCCCTAAGTCACCGGCAACTCTAGCCCAGTCCTTGGTACTTCCAGGGAGCGCCCGGCGTAGCAAGGTTTGCAGCTGACCAGAGCCGTACCCAGTGAGGTAGATGTCCCTAGACTGGCTAAGCGGCAATGGCAATGCCTGTGTCGGGTTGGCTGCGGCTTTACGGCCTAAGAAGCGGTCAAAGATACCCATGGCTTCAGTATCCCACAAAAAGAAAAAGCCCCCTTGCGGGGGCCTGCGTGTTTAGCGATTGAAGTTATGCCATCTCTTATCTGGTGTCATCATCCAGCGTTGGTTGTTTTTTGTTTGAAAGGCTAGAAGCATTTCGTTTGTCTT